GGCCGATTATGAGTCGGCTGCTACTAACCAGCTGAGCTACAAGCACAACCTGTTGCTACTGCAGAGCATCACTCGAAGGGATCTTCGTAGGGTTGGCTGCCTGCCACGCCAGTACTGCATCTATCGTGCCATCGATCAACTCCAGATGCCGCGGCGGGGAGCCTTCCCCCTCGCACAGCTGCCGGTACAGCGCCAAAACCCCTGGCAGTAGCCGATCCTGCGCCCGGAAAACCACAACCGGCTCATCCTCGCCGATGGTGCCACGCTCTAACGTGACACGGCCGTACTTCCTATCAATAGCCACGTGCCCCCAGCCGGATTCGAACCGGCAACCTCCGCCACTTGAAGACGGCGCCTCTACCAAAATTGGGCCATAAGGGCTTCGCCACCACCGCCGCTGGCCAGCGGTCATGCGCAATGGTGGCTAGCCCGGTCTCCACGCCACGTCTGGCGCAAGCATCCGAACGCGTACCCCCGACAGGATTCGAACCTGCAAAAACCAGAACCTAAATCTGGCGCCTCGCCAACTGGGCAACGGGGGCATGTAAGGCGCTGAACCTCCTAGGTTACGGCCGAATCGAACGGCCAACGCCAAGCCGAAATTACACGTTGCCGAAGTCGCCAGCCTTGACACGGTCCAAAAACGCGAGCCAATTCTTCCTTGAAGTCCGGACTACCGTTTCAGGGTATTCCGACTCCCTGATGAGAATTGTGTTGCTGTCGTTGGGGTCAGTGACTATTTCAATGCAAAGATCGAAGTCTGGACAAGTGGACATTGCTTTCCTCCTTTACGCATGATGGGGATCCCGAGCTGTAGACAAGAGATCCCCCGTTCCGCGATGACTGCATCAGTCAACAGCTGCAAGCGCCACCGGGGAAGCTTTGTTACTCAATCACCAGCAGATCGTGGCCGGGGATCAGGTTACGGTTCGTCGAAGTCGACTGCACAAACACGTCATATTCCGCGTTGATACCCGGCTTGATCGACACCTCGTGATCCGGCAACCCCAACAAGGTCCGGACCTCAGGGCCGCCGAACACCTTGCCGGAGATCTTGTGACGTACCACCACGTTCTTCTGCGGCCCAACCTTTTCCCGTTTGACCAGCGGAAAATAGTACTTGCCCTGCCGGAATGTGCGGCCGTGCTGCTTGGTGATGAACGTGGTGATGTCCATCGCCGCTTTCACCGGCAGGATCTCGATACCGGAAACGATCTCCTTCAGCGCAGCGACTGTCTTGTGGTTCACCACAGTTGGCGACATGTCGAACACGCCCTTGTTGGTGACACCACGTGACAGGTTGGTCATATACACGTCGGTGGCCTGCCGGATCACCTCGCCAGCCTCTTCCAGGCCCGCGGTGCTGGTGGCATCCCAGATGGCGACGTTGGCCTTCGGGAAACCCATGTCCTGGCAGGACAGTTTCGCGTTGACGTCGGGGACCAGGATGCCCATGGTTTCGCTGTCGCCCTGCTCCTCGATCAGCTTCCTCAGGTCGGCCGGCTTGTGCTTGCTGCGGTTTTCGATGCCGTCGGTGAGGATGAACGTCAAGAACGCGTGCTTGCCGTACAGCGTCGCTGTCTGCTTCAGTTCGTTCTGTGACCGGATTGTGGCGTCGATCAGGGCCGTCCAGCCGTTGAGCAACTTGTACTCGCCTTGCAGCGACGGTAGCCGCAGCACATCCATGTCGTAGCACAGGCATTCGAAACCGTCACTGCCGCCGTAGGGGCTGGAGAACATGTACACGGTGACCCGCGTCTCCATTTCCAGCTGCTTGGACCGTTCCGCGAGGAACTTGATCTGGTTGTCGGCCACCGCGATCACCGTGTCGACCTGTTTCTCCATCGACGGTGACGCGTCGAGCACCAGGGTTACATGGTTGATGGGGTTCTGTTTCATGGGCACCTCTCCGCTGCGGGATCTTCAGAGGTGTCCAACGTATCCGGGGGGTGTGACATAAAGCGGGGCAAGGCTGTGATTCATGATCGCAATCTCGATTGGCGTGGGATCTCCCTAACGCGCGCCACTCCGGCGGGAAGTCGCGCGCCACGCACCACAGCAGCCTTGCCCCTCGAACCCGGCGCGGGGGTCGAACCCGCAGTGCCACTTTGGAGGAGTGGGGTGTTGCCGATTACACCAGCCGGGCTTGGAACGTTATACCAGATTCGAACTGGTGTCCCCACCTTGGCAAGGTGGTGTGCTAGGCCCCTGCACCAATAACGCATGTCCCTGCGACCGGACTCGAACCGGCATCCACCAAGTTGACAACCTGGGACCTTACTCCAGTTAGGCTACGCAAGGTTGAGTCTCCCGATACCTCCTTGGATACGACCATTCGGAGGCTACCGTAAGCGGCGCCAGGTTGGAACTGGCACCGGTGCCGGCATTAGATACTGCACCTCGGGAGCACAGTGCAGGGCGTCCTCACGAGCTACCCCTAGGTCGCGAGCCATTATGTGGGGACTCGCTGTGAGGATCCAACGCCGTGCCGCTGACAGGATTCGAACCTGCATAAAATCCCGCTTAGAAGGCGGGTTCCCATCCAATTGGGCCACAGCGGCTAATCATCCAACAAATACCAGTGGCTACGGTTCAGATGCCCACGTCCCAACCCGGCTGCATCATCTTCCGACACATTCCAATGCCCTTTGCGCCGACACCACCGGCACAGCCAGCGGAACCGGGGTGTCCCCCAGTCGCAGCAGGACACATCCCGTTCCTCTATATCCAATTAGGCACAGCGCCATGCTTCATCTTGGCATGCTGCTCCGCGGCCTTGGTGGCTTCCGGTTTGGACAGCCAGCTGGTGCCACGTGTGCCGCACGGCACGCAGTTCCATTTGTAGCCGGGACCGTTCCAGTCCATCTTCGGTTGATCCTGTTCCAGGATTGCTACATTCACGTCCCCGCCCCAGGAATTGAACCTGGTACCGCCGCTTTATCAGAGCGGTGCACTACCGTCGTGCTCGACGGGGCTTCCTTACGACTATTGGGCGAAGGAGTTGAACTTTGTCACCGCGGGCTCGGCGTCGGTACGTTGCCTGGTGAGGACTCTGCGCAGTGGATCTGGGAGGTTGTCGATGTCCATGTCGTCGAAGGGCATGTTGACGATTTCCTCCCATGCTGCAGCTGCGTAGCCCATCTCTGCGGCGGCCTTGTCAACGGCTGTGGTCACTGTTGCGCCCTTTCTTTGGGTGTCACGAGGGAACGGGCACCGGCAGGATCAGCGCTTTCCCACGGGGGGTCTTAGCGGACATCCCAATCCAGCTCCCCTGCCGATGCCCCAGGGCTGCTTAGTGTGTCTCGACAGCCTCGAATGCCCTTTCTCCTTTGGCTACCAGTCGCCTTCTACAGCAACGTAGACCCTGCCGGACTCGAACCGGCGTTCTCCTGAGTGAAAATCAGGTGAGCTTTTCCAACAGCTCCAAGGGTCCTTGACGCTAGACGGCAGGGTGCTACACCTGGTAGCCATCTCCAGGCAAGTATTGGCGTCTAGCGGCTGTACCACCGTACCTAGGTAGTGGCCTGGGCGTGGGCGTTACCGGGCTCGAACCGGTGGTCTCCTCACTGAGAATGAGGTGAGCTTTGCCGTCAGCTCCAAACGCCCCTGCGCCACACGTTGCCAGGGACAGCACGTGGCCTGCTGCCGCAATAATCCGCACAACCAGCGGACCACCCTGTATCCCCCTCATCCCACCCGAGATGAAGTTTTGAAGTGCCGGTCGACATCAGCCCTGCCTTTGGGCTTCACGTTGGGAGCATCTGACGGCCGACACAGTACCCCCTGAGAGAATCGAACTCCCAACCTACGGTATGTAACACCGCTGCTCTGCCAGTTGAGCTAAAGGGGCTTGCTGCTACTTCTTGCGCTTCGGAAGTTCCACACGAACCGCACCAGCAGCCGCGCTGCCGTCGTTCAGCGACTCCAAAGCTTTGGCCATGTCGCCGTGGACTTCGACTTCGATCGTGATCTCGTAGCCGAGAGCCTTCAGCCCGTTGATCACCGCCTCGGCTATCTCGTTCTGTATGTCGGCGAGCACCAGCGTGGTCCTCAGCTGCTCCACCAGATCTTCGGTGGCTGGACCGTAATATCCTTTGATCAACTTCCCTCTCCTCTGCCGCTTAGTGAAGATGGATGCCGGGCGAATGATATCGGCGGAAGTCAGGCTACGACATCCATCTCCGTGGGAACCACAGGATTCGAACCTGCAACCTTCCGGGCTTCAACCGGACGCTCTACCTGGTGAGCTTGGAACCCTTGATACTGAGCCGGATGGAAGAATCGAACTCCCGACATCTCATTACAAAGGAGAGGCAATGCCACTTTGCAAATCCGGCAATAAGGTGGCGGCTGGAGCTAGACAGACCCCCTGTGAAAGCTGCAACAGCCACCACCTGCGTACCCCCGGAAGGAATCGAACCTTCGGCCTTCAACTTAAGAGGAAGAAGCTCTACCACTGAGCTACGAGGGCCTAGCGCGGGCTGCTCTTGCATATGCCCGCTTGAGAGGTGCGCACAGGTCGCATCTGCAATTTTTTTTGCCACTCACCCCGCCACCGTGGGGTACAGACTTTTGTGCCGCACTTCGAATGCGATGACACGCTTGGCATCGCAGTTCGCATTTGAGTAGTTCGTCAACAAGACGAGCCCATCCACGTGTGAATTTCGCGCTTATGGTGAACTGCTTGGTGGCGGGGTCCCTGTGATCAAATTCCAGTTTCTCTGTTGACTTGCAATCGACGCAGGATCCGCCTAGGAATTCGATCGCCCTGGCTCGTTGCGCCTGGTGCCGCTGTGCCATGTACATGCGCATGTCCAACATGAACTAAGTCTATTGCGTTGCTCTTCCTCTGAGCTACGAAGGCTTTTCTTCATTCGGCAGCCAGCAGCTTGGCTGCTTGACGCTTCAGTTTACGTCGCTTGCGGTAACGGACGTTGGATTGCGCCCGCAGCGTCCTGCTGCTTACTTTGCACAATTCACAGGTGCAGCCGGTGACACCCCAGCCAACGCCATGTTGAGCAACTTTTCGCTGCGTCTTGGCTACTACTTTCGGCTTGTCCCCCATTTCGATCTGGTTGCCCCAGCCGTGGGTCACCTTGAGCCCCGACTTGCGCCACCGATATGCGTGCGATGACACTTGCCTATCTGTCATGCCCCACAGTTGCGCGATCTGTTTCTGTGACATTCGCAAACCGATCAGCCGATTGTATTCAGCTGCCATCTTCCGCTGCCGCTGCTGCGACGCTGTCAGCTTCGACACACCCAACTGGTCATATGTACCTTCGGCTTGGACCAGGGCGTTGCAGCGTTCGCAGCAGCCGTTGACGAAACGCCGCCGTCTCTTGCCGCACACCAGGCACGGGATTGTTCTGTCCAGCGACATGCGTCCTCCCTTCCCGCGTATCCTTGGCAGGATTCGAACCTGCGACATCCGCCTCCGGAAGACGGCGCTCTAATCCGCTGAGCTACAAGGACATTTTCGTGGCTACGCGGCTGTCACCGCCAGGTGTCCGCGCCCCAATGGCACGTGTACGTTGCGTAGCCACTCGTACCCCCGGGGAATTTCGAAATCCCGACCCGTGTCTTAAAAGGACACTGCTCTTCCTCTGAGCTACGAGGGCATTGCGTGGGTGTGGCAGGGATCGAACCTGCCATGCCGCCAGGCACCTGATTTACAGTCAGGGCGCATCACCAGATGCATCACACCCGCCACTGCAGCCGGGGTGGATTAGGCTGCAAAGCTTTTATTCGAACCAGCCACTGCTTCCCGCTGCGCCGACGAGTAATGCCACTACGCCACCAAGCACGAGGGTGGCCATGACGCCCCAAATGAACGATCCCCAGTCCATGTTTGCTCCCAAAGCTTTTAGTCCGGTGGCAGGCATCAGCCTGGTGTGTGGATAAACTGCCACCGGATTTCTCGTTCCGGGTCAAGGAACAGAGAGTCCCCCTGACAGGATTCGAACCTGCATACCATCGCTCCGTAGGCGACTGCTCATCCTTTGAGCTACAGGGGAAAGAGGGCTGTGGAGTAGAAGCAGGCACCCCCGCTCCCGTCTTTGAGTTCCCTCTTATTCCGGGGCACACCCGGATCCACGTGGAGTAGAAGGGACTTGAACCCTTAGCCTTCTGACTGCCAGCCAGATGCTCTGCCAATTGAGCTACAACCCCAAGGAAGCGCGCCAGGGTCCTGACCCCTGTTCGGTAGCCGTGCCAGTGTCTGTTCCTAGTCACTGACAATCTACGCGCGCTACGGGTGCGGCGGCAGGGTGTGACATCGCAGGATCGATCTACAAGGTTTCCTGCCGCCGCGTTGCACCGTGTTGGACCAGCTACGGTGCCACAGCTGTAATTCCCAACCGCAAAAGGTGTGAAACTGCTGCAGTTAGCGTCCGTGGAGAGGAAGGGACTCGAACCCTCAACATCCGGTATGCAACGCCGGCGCTCTACCAATTGAGCTACAACCCCAGAGTGCCCTGGCAGCTGACGTCGATACTTACCTGCGATCTAGGACCCAGGAGTGTTCACTTGTCTACGTGCCAGGACACAGTACGCCCCTCATAGACGCGTCGGGATAGCAGGATTTGAACCTGCAATCTTCTGCTCCCAAAGCAGGCGCCTTAGCCAAGTTTGGCCATATCCCGAGGCCGGCACAGATTCGAGCTGTGCCGGATGGTGCTTTCAGCTCATGTGAGTGGTGGTGCTGCCTCCGGGTGGCGGGGGCGGTGGCGGGCAACCGTCTCCGCTGGAACCTCCACGTGTCGGACGCTTCATCCTATTACCTCCCATGGGTTGATGTTGACCCTGGCTGAGTTCAAAGGTCGTCTACGGTAATGCTCGGCCAATTGAGCTACCTTCGGCATTTTCAGCCTCAGGGCGGGACTCGAACCCGCAACCTTTTCATTAAAAGTGAAGTAACCGTCGACTGTCGCACCAGCCAGGGCACGAAAATGTGGTGGTGCTTTGATGCCTGTTTGGCGCCGGGAGCAGACTACCCTGCCTGCCCCCGGCTAAATGTTTTCGACAGCAGGATTCGAACCTGCGACCTTCGGTTCTCAATACCGACGCTCAGCCGACTGAGCTATATCGAGTGCTGCACGGCGCGCCCCGGCGAACGTTTAAAGCAGCAGGTCATTCTGATGCGTTGCCGGGCTGCCATTACCCTACGCCGCTGCGAGTTTGGAAGCGGCGCCCAGATTCGAACTGGGACCTGCGATCGCGTTGCCTGCTGCTGGTTGATCCGGCGTGCCCGCTGTTGATGCTTCAGTTTGGAGCGAGAACCTGATGCCGCGCCAGGAGTGGCTTGGCTGATCGTGAATCTCAACTTCAACCTGAACTTGTGCTCACCCCGGCGAAACCGGGGAGTCCTTTACGCCCCGAACAGGTGGTCCAGGACGGCGCCGGTGTCGAATGGCTGCACGTCGACGCTGTTGGCACGTTCCCGCGCGTCTTTCACTGCGTCACGCAGCGTCTCCAGGCGTTCCTGGAACACTCGCACATCGGCGGGGCGCATCGCGCCGGACAGGCCGCGGGTGTGCCAGGTGCCGACGTTGACGTCTTCGTAGTAGATCTCGACCTGTTCCGGATGCTTGTCGGTGGCTTTGGCTTTGACGTGGTTGCGGGGGATCTTCTTGGCTCGGGTGGTGACCCGCTCCGCTGTGGTCCACACCCCGGTTGCGTCGTCGCGTTCCCACGTGAACTCGGGGTTCAAGGTGGGCAGCGTGTTGAACACGGTGCGCATGTCGGCCAGCTGCTTCTCCAGCCACAGCAGCGTGGCCACGGGCACGTCGGCGAGGATGATGTTGCCGTCGATGATGACGCTGGCTGCGGCGATCATGTTGGTGCGGTCGATGTCGCCGACCACCTTGTACATGGGTGCCAGTTGCGTTTTCAGGTTCTGCAGCAGGGCTGCGGCGTCGAGTTGTACACGGACGCCTTCGCCAGGGAGCTGTTCGCCATCTTCGTCTTTGGGCCGGTACGTTTTGATGAGGCCGCTGAAGGGCTCCGGTTTCTGCACCTGGTGATAGAACTTGGTAAGCGCCTGCTGTGCGCGCTGTTTGGTGCCTTGTACCACCGCCAGGACCTGGTGGAGCTTGGTCACTTTTCTCTCCTCTTGATGGTGTTGCGTTTCAGCTTGTGCCACCTTGGACGCCTTGCCTTGGTGGGGCTCCCCGAGATCTAAACGGCTGCGGAGGTTTCCCAAAGGAAACTGTTTACGAGACAGTTTTTGAAGTATCCGCATCCAGCGCACCGGGGAGCGCTCTTAAGTAGTTAAACCCTGCCAGAGTTCAAGTCGTCCACGGAAATTTTACGTGTGCTAATCCCATACACTCCCCCGGCATGTTGGTGCCGGGGCCAGGACTCGAACCTGGTCTACGCGCTCCGAATGCGAAGTAACCGTCGACTGCGCACCTGGCAGGGTTCTTCTCTGCAGCATTGCCATGCTTTCACGCAGAGGATGAAGTTTTTAAGAAACAACGCACATGGGGGTCCATGCCGCCCCCCGTTACGAGGGCCGCCGCAGATCCCCAGAGGTCAATATGATCACGGAGTTTTCTATGGCGAAGTATCCGTGGTCTGCGCACCTGGGGGTCTTACGTCGCTTCAACAAGTACAAGCATGTCAGTTCTGGGAAGTCCTGTCAAGTGGTTTCGGCCCCTTGAGACACCTGCCACACTCGCAAAGTTTCCCCACAATCAGATCATGCCGGCGAGCAGAATGTACACGGACTTCCCGCCCATTCCTGGACCGGCATGGCATCTGCGGCAGGGCGTCACAGGCCCTGCATTTGAGCCCCCGCCACAGATGATCATCGTAGAACCTGTCCGTGTACAAGTAGTCCACTAGAACGGCCATCGACCCTGCGACCGCTGGTCCAAACTGGCCAGCATCGTGAACGCCGCATCCGACAGGCCACCAACCGAGATCCGGTTAGGACCAGTAGCTGCGTGCGCCACCTTGTAGCCGGCCAGGTTGAACGTGACCGTCAGCTTGTTCTGCGGCACCGGCGCGAAGATGCCAGAGTTCGGGTTCGCCTGTTCGTCGGTGAGGATGATCAGCCGATCGTGGTTGCGGTAGTGACGCTGCACCGCCATGGCTGTGGCTGTGCCACCGCCGTAGAAGTAGTCCTTCTCGAACCGTGTCATCGCACGCAGCAGCGACTCACCTTTGACCGCCGGGAACTCGCGGCTGGTGGACGAGAACGTCACCACAGTCGGGTTCTCGCAGCGACGCGCCAACGCCAACCCGAACAGGGCCGCGGCGTCACGGCACAACAGCTGCGACTTGCCGGCCAAGGGGCTGCCCATGGAGCCCGAGGTGTCGACGAGGATCAGCGTGGACCCTTTGAACTCGGGGATGCTGCGCAGCGACAGCTCCAAAGCGTCGTCGAGTGCCTGTGACCACCGGTTGCTGGGCACGCTGCGGTAGGCGGACAGGAACCGCATCGGCAGCTGCCGCGACTTGGCCACCTGCTCAGGGTCACGCAGCTTTGTGGCCACGACGTCTGCCAGGTCCCGACTGATGCCAGCTTCGTCGAAGTTACGCAGATTGCGCAGCAGCGCCATGTACCCCATTTCGGGGATCATCGCTGTCCAAAAGTCCTTGTCAGGGACTTTGCTGCCGGCGAGGGACTTGGCCTGTTCCCAGGTCATGCCTGCCTGACGCAGCCGTGCCGTGTTCAGCAGCACCTCAGGCCGCGTCTGCGCCTCTTCGTTGAGCTGCTTGTGTGCCAGCAGCATGCCCAGGTGCCCGGAGATGTCCTCGCCGCGGCCGTGTGCCCGGTTCACCAAGTGCGTGAACAGGCTGCGGCCTTCGTTGACGAATAGCTCGTTTGCCGGTGTCGCGTGGACCAGTTCGAGCACCTGCCCGAAGCGGAAGCCCTTCGACGCGGTGTCGTATTTGATCGTGTTGCGCTGCGTGTAAAGGCGGGCGCAGGCGTCGGCGATGCCACGCTTGATCGGCTTCGGGATCGAACGGCCGTAGTTGCTGACAAAGTAGGCCAAAGCCTCACCGGGCTCATCAGCGCGGACCAGGACGCTGTCGACGATCTGTCGGCCACCAGGGACGTTCTTGGTGACCATGGCGATTGCTGCTTCGATGCCACCGATCATGGAGGCTGAGCGCATGTTGGCGCTGTTGCGCAGCCATGGCAGGAACCGTGCCAGCCACTCCACGTGTCCTTCGTCGACTGCCTTGAAGATCAGCTGCGAGAAGCGGGCGTCACGGTTTCCTGCAGACTCGTAGAAGGTGTCCTCACCGACCATGTTGCTCACGGCAAGCAGGTACAGCTGGGACAGGGTGTCGTACTCGTAGCCGGGCGCACCGTTGTAGGTGAGCGCTGTCGGTGTCTGCGCAGTCTTGATCACGCCACCTGTACGCAGGCCGCGCTTGTCGGTGGTGTTGAACTTGCCCATGGGAATCCACTCCTTGATCCGAGGAAGCACCGGAAAGTACGAGTGTGACAGCTCGGGGGTTCAGCGGCAAGGGGTTAGTCGATGCGGAACAGATGGTTGACATCCCCGCCATAGCTGAGCCCGGCATCGCGAACCGCCTTCGTCAACGTCTGCTGATTCTCCTCAGGGATGATGATCCCTTTACGTTCATTGGCGAACCGCGTCAACTCCCGATCCTGACGTGCCCTGTCCATGCCACGCACATTCAAAGCGGTACGCAACGCCTGCAACGTCACCCACCGGTTGCCGGTAACACCTTTGATGTTGAGGGCATCCTCGTAAGCGTCACGGATGTCCAAATCAGCCATCGCATTAGCGTCCCCGGCAGGCACCTGGATCACTGCAGCCGAGCTGCGCCCCGAACCACCACGTCCACCCATCAACGACCCCACTGGGAGCCACGTGCAATAAGATGCTTGTCCTGGCCGCCAAGCCGGATAGCGTCTTCACGCTGCCTAGGTGTCAAAGACTTTTGGTTCGACTCGGGAATCAGCACGATCTTATGTTCCCTTGCCATCCTTGTGATCACTTCAACTTGACGCGCCCGGCTCCACCCCAAGTTGCCGAGCTGGCTACGCAGCGTGCTGACACTGGCAATGTCGATAGTGATGTCCTGGCCGCCCGCATTCTTGAAGGTTCGATTCAGCAAAGCTTCAGTAATGTCGTGAACAATCTGATCCTCCGATGAAGCGCTAGATCCTGCCGCTGTCGGTACAGCCGCTGGCGCTTGTGGGCCTGGGTTCGGGGATCCGCCTCTGCCACCCATGGTTATCCCTCAATCCGAATGGCGTGGTTTTCCTGTCCGCCGAATCGGAACGCGGCTGCATGGTCCCGCGGACCAAGAGCGTTGCGATTGTCCCAGGGGATGATCTGCACTCCCGGCTTCACGGCTATTGAGCGCATAGCGTCATCCTGTTGCGCCCTGCTAAGACCGGATAGTGCCTTGCGCAGGTCAGCCAGAGGAATCCATTCGCCTTCTCGCTGCGACAGTGCTGCGTACGCCTGACGGATCTGAGCCTCAGGGCTAGCGGCGGCTTCGGCACGAGCAGCGGCCTGAGCTACAGCAGTAGCCAGGTTGGTGCGTGGCGCACCGCCTCTGCCGCCCATCTACTCATCCCAACGTGTCTTGAAATATTCGAACCGGTTGTTGGTGTAGAACTTATCTTCCCCCAGCGACCGGCCATACACCAGGACAACTTCGGGCAGCAAGGACAGCAGCATCTCTTCCAGGCCACGGCTGAAGCCCTTCTCCGCCTCATCACCTCGAATCCCCACCGTCGACACGGCAACGACGCTGTGTTCGGGGATGCCGGCGAAACAGAAGTCGTAGCTGGCCGGTGTCGACCAGGACAAGGTGGGGATGACATCGACTCCGTTGCTGTGCATCCACGCCCCGCACCACCGTGACCTATATACCTGCCACAGCTGCATCGCCAGGGGCATCTCCCGCCACAGGGAAAAGTCGGGGGTCAGGCTGATGCCGACACGCATCAGCCTGGACAGGCTGCGCCGCGGCTGGGTCCACACCGTTTCGAAGCGGTAGTCGTCCAGAAAGAAGTGCACCGCGTCTCCCGGCTGCGGATGTTCCACCTTGTGCCGGTCGTTGTAGGGGATCAGCCGTGTCGGGGCTGCTGTGGTTGCGGGCAGGTCCGGGATGCCCCAGGAGTTGCTGGACTGGTACAGGGTGTGGGTGTTGTTGCGGTCAAAGTTGCCTGGCAGCGAGGACCAGTTGTGGCTGCTGCGGGTGACGTTGAGTTGGGCTTGGAGTTCCACGCCAAAATCATAGGACACTCGTATATACCTACTTAGTCATCTAAGATCACTTTCATGGGTAAGTCGATGAAGCGTGTCGTCTCCGAAATGCCGGAGGCGGATCAGCTCGCGCTCGTCGAGTCCCTGGACATCCAAACCTTGCAGCAGATGGCCGACGAAGTCTGGTGGTACGTCCAGCGGCCTGAACAGGTCCCGCCACCTGGCGCCTGGACTGTGCACCTTTACCTCGCCGGCAGAGGCTGCGGAAAAACAAGGTCAGGTGCTGAGTGGCTGGTGCAGCGGGCCATCGATTTTCCGTACGATTCGTCCGGATTTCCCACCGAGCGCCTGGTGGTGGCCTACAACCTTTCTGACACCCGCATCGTGTGCATCGAAGGCGCCTCGGGTGTCCTGCGAGCCTTGTCCAAGCGCGGGTTTCAGGAGGTCAAGGACCACTACCGCGGGGACATGGTCAACAAATTCCACTACACCAAATCGCCCAAACCGCACATTACGTTGATGGAAACCGGGGCGAAGATCCACTTCACTGGTGCAGACCCTGACGCACCCCGCGGCTTCAACCTGGCCGACGCGTGGCTGGACGAACCCGTCAAATGGGAAGACCCGATGGCGGTGTGGAAGGAAGGTATCTTCCCGGCACTGCGAGCCGACCTACCCGGCGACAAACCCCGCGCCTTCGTCACCACGACCCCCAAGCCGATCCCACTGCTGCAGTACTGGCTGTCCCAGCAGGACGGCACAGTGTCCATGGCCCGTGGTTCCACCTTCGACAACGCCGACAACCTGTCCGAGGCGTTCCTCATCGAAGCGAAGAAAATGTATGAAGGCACCGCGCTAGGTCGCCAAGAGCTGTACGGGGAGATGCTGGACAGCTTGGAAGGCATGCTCTTCACATACATGTCCATCCATGGCAACCGTGTCAGCATCGGCCCGACACAAGTTGCTCACCGCACCGTTGGTGTGGATCCAGGGCTGACCGGTGGCGATGACGGCGACGAGATGGGTGTCGTGGTGGTGTGCCGCGACGCTGAAGACCACATGTTCGTCATCGCCGATGAGACGACACGTCTCGCCGGCCGCGACGCGGCTTTGCACGCATGGAGAGTCTTCGAACGCTATCAATGCGACACCCTCGTTTATGAGTCGAACCTGGGCAAGGCGTGGATGCACGAAGTGTTTTTGGATGCTTTCAAAGAGCTGCAGCGAAGCGGCGTCTTCTCGATTGACATCATGGAGCCGCCACTGGTCCCCGCCTTCTCCACGGTGGGTAAGAAGCTGCGCGCCGAACCGGTGGCGATGCGCTACTCGCAGGGCCGGGTACATCACATCGGCATGTTCGAGAAGCTGGAAGCGCAGATGCTCGGCTTCGACCCGATCACATCCAAGGTTTCCCCCGACCGTCTTGATGCCTTGGTCCACGCCTGCCGCCATTTGATCGATGGGGAGAAACGGCGTTCCAAGATCCTGTCACCGGCGAACTACCCGATGCCGTCGCTTGGGATGAATGCCTGGTGACCCTTTGGGCTCTCTTACTTCATAGATGGCTGCGCAAGCGTAGGGGTCGTCACTCACGCAGGCGCCAGGGTGACGAGTGGCTATTGACTGCGTACAGGCTGCGCAAGCGTAGGGCTGCCTGGTAGGATCCTGCGTCCTAGGATGCTAACTTAGTCAATGTGATCTACTTGCTCGCCTTTGTCGTCTTGGTCCTGGCTGCGGCTAGGGCGACGCGAGTGCTGTTCTACGACGAGATCGCCGCCCCTTTCCGCGGCTGGGTGATCGGCAAGTTCGGGGAACACTCGAAGCCGGGCAAGATCATCGCCTGCTACTGGTGCTCAGGATTCTGGGTCTCCGCACTCATGTGCCTTTACGTCCACACCTTGGCTTGCTTCGCCGGGTGGCTGCCGTGGCACACCGTGACCCTGTTGCCGATCACCACCTTCGCCGTGGCCTACGGCGCCTCATGGGTTCTAGATAGGGAAGGCATCGCCGATGGCGTTTAGCCGCAAGGCCAAAGCGGAGCCCGTGACGCAACCTGAGGCACCAAGCCTCATCGCCTCAGCGGTGCGGATGGGGCTGTCCGAAGAGGCGTGGCGAGGCTACCGCTTCACCGACGAAGCGTGGCAGCGGCAAGCCTGGGATTTCTACGACACCAACCCACAGCTGCACAACGCCGTCGACTACATCGGCGCCGCATCGTCGATGATCCGCATCTTCGTCGCCGAAGTGGACGAAAACGGTGTGCGCCAAGGCGAAGTCGACGACGATGATGAGATCGGCGCACTGGCCGAAACTCTGTTCGGAGGGCCGGCCAACAAAGCCGAGATGCTACGCGCCATAGGCGAATCGCTGACCGTCGCCGGGGAATGTTTCATCATCGGCAAAAGCAAACGCGGCGGCATGTCCGACCAGTGGTGGGTGGCGGCGCCAAGTGAAGTCCGCAAAAACGGTGACACTGTCTACGTCAACATGGGACGGGCGCAACGCGAAGAATTGAACCCCGGCTCGGACATCGTCATCCGCACCTGGACCCCGCACCCACGACGCGCGTTCCTGGCCGACTCCCCCGTCCGCGCACTGCTGGGTCTGCTCTTTGAAATGGAGCAGATGTCGATGTTCATCCGAGCCCAGATGAACTCGCGCATCGCCAACGCCACGATTCTGCCCGTGCCATCCACACTTGCCGTGCCTAAAGGCGACAACCAGGCAGTGGCCACCGACGACATCTACCAACAGCTGTTCGAAGTGATCACCTCCAATTTGGAAGGCAAAGGCACCGCTGCACAAGTCGCACCGATCCTGTGGCAGATGCCTTTGGCTGAGCTGCAGGCGATGGCAGGTGTCGTACCGATCCGCTTCGACTCGCCGCTGTCCGATCAGGCTATTGAGCTACGCAAGGAGCAGCAGCAGAAACTGGCCATCGGTATGAATGTCCCGGTGGAAATTCAGCTCGGCGGCCAGGAGATGAACCACTGGTCCATCTGGTGGGCCGGCGAAGAGTTCATCGTCAAAACAGTCATGCCACTGTTCAACCGGATCGTCGATGCGCTGACCGTCGCCTACCTGATCCCGGCGCTGAAGTCGCTGGGTAAGGATCCCAAGCGGTACACGTACTGGTATGACACGGCGCCTTTGTCGAATTCGGCCAACAAGCTGGCCGACGCCCTGAACTTGTACAACGCCAACCCGCCAGTCGTGTCAGCGGAAACGGTGCGCCGTGAAGGCGGCTACACCGACGCTGATGCGCCAAGTGAGGAAGAGATCGGCTCCCGGTTCATCAGAGAGGTCATTCTCAGGGATCCCACGCTGTTCGCCATCGCTGCCCTGCGCGAAGAAATCGGCATCGACGTTGACACGTCAGTGCCGGCGCTCGCCGATGCAGGGCCACCACCTCCACCGGTACCGGGGCGTGCCCCCACCGAGCCTGCACCAGGCCAGCAGCCTAACCAGCCGGCGGTGACTGACGGTGCGGATTCTCAGCTGATAGCTTCAGCTGTTCCACCGCCCACCGCAGTGTCCATCGCGGCGAACGGTCTTGTGGTGCGGGCTCTAGAACTGGCAGGGAAGCGTCTGCTGACTCCGACGCATCGAGGTGTCTTTGGTACCACACCACCGCATCTTCTGCACACCAAAATCCTGGTGGGCTCATCAGCTCACGCAGAAACTCTGCTTGCTGGAGCATGGGATCAATGGGACTACTACTTTGCCGGGGTCCAGGCACCGCGTAAGCAGCTGCAACCCGTTCTGCATTCTTACGCGAAAGGTCTGCTAACCAACAGGATTGAGCACAGTCCCACGCTGCTGGCTGCCATGCTGCAGGAGGCGTCGCGATGACGCAGCCGGTGGAGCCACAAATCCCCGAGGAGCCAGCACCTTCTGGTGCGTTGGCTCTGGCGGCGTTTGAGGCATCCATTGCGGCGCTAGTGCTGTCCATGTACACCGCCTGGCTTGGTGCTGTTGCAGCCGCTGTGCTGGCGGCGTTCACTCGGTTCGGTGCACCCCCAGATCCAACAGCAATCTGGTCCACAGTGCCCGTTTGGGAGCGGCAGGTAGATCGCCTGATCTCCGGCCTTGAGCAGATTGCACGAGCTGGGTGGATCGAAGCGGGGCGCCAGCTCGGGGTGGACATCCCATTCGACCCAACCGATTCCATCCTTCAAGATCAACTCGCTAGGACGCGCAATCTGATGGTCCGCACACCAGATGAGGTGTACCGGCGGATCATCGACGAGCTTGGTGCGGCTGTCGCGAACGGCGAAAACGTAGAAGAACAAGCGGCACGGGTCCGTCATGTCCTCGACGTTACAGGCACCGAGAACTGGCCTGCCAGAGCGAGGACAGTTTCCGTCACCGAGGTCCATCGCGCCTGGAACATGGGGGCGCTGGCTGCTGCGCTGCGTATCCAGCAGCGTGAGGACTTGCCGCTCCTGTTCAAGCAGTGGCTTTCACGTGACGATTCGGCGGTGCGCCCAGGTCACCGCCTTGCCGATGGACAGGTCCGGTTCGCGTCGCAGCCGTTCATCGTGTCCGGCGAGCCGCTGCGGGTACCCGGGGATCCTGACGGCAGCCCATGGAACGTCATCAACTGCCGGTGCAAGCCACGATTTTACAGGGCGGGGAGCCGCTGATGACTGTCAACAGCAAAGCGTGGCGCAAGTTCCCGATCGCCGACCGCGACCAAGGCTTCAACGCCGACCAGGCGATCAAACGTATCCAAGCCGCCTCTGCCGGCGACCTGGCCACGTTCAACGTGGCGTTCCTGTGGCGCTCCGACTCGGGGCCACCCAACAACAAAAACAGCTACCGGCTGCCCATCGCCGACGTCATCAACGGCCGCTACACGTTGATCCCCCACGCAGTTTTCACCGCAGCGGCCATTCTGCAAGGCGCACACGGTGGCTTGGAAGGTGTCGTCGGCGAGGACGAGAAGAAGCAGCTGCGCGGTGTCGTATCCGAAATCTACAAACAGCTGCGTGACATCTACACCGACCCTCGCATCGTTCCGCCGTGGGAACGCCAAGACGTGCCACCACAGGATCGTCCCAACCGGCAGATCAGCACCACTGCTTCGGCATTGAACGTCGCCGTCGCGCAGTTGCCGAAGGGTCCTAGCGGGTTCTGGAATGCCAAGGAAGCCACTGACCGGGTGTGGCGATGGGCGCAGGGTGACTACCGCCAATACCGCAAGGCGTTTCTCGTGTGGGATCAGCTGCACCCGGAAGGCCGGGACTCGTACAAGTATCCGGTGGCTGATGTGGGCGACGGGAAGCTGCACCTGATGCCGAAAGCTGTCTCGGTCGCCGCGTCCATGTACGAAACGTACCGCGACGGCATCGACCTGCCCGACGACATGTTGCCGCAGCTGGGGGAGCTGCTGGCACAGATCACCTACCAAGAAGAGGAAAAGGAGGACGCGGTGACAGCTCCGTTGCGCCCGCCGGCGCACTGGTTCGACGACCCGATGTTTGAAGGTCCAAGCCCGTTGACTGTCACCGCTGACGGTCAAGTCAAAGGCCACCTGGCACTATGGAATGTATGCCACTTCGGGATGCAGGATGTGTGCCGGATGGCGCCGCATTCCAACACCGGCTACCAGTACTTCATGACAGGGTCGGTCCTGACCGCTGATGGGACACAGCGCAAAGTGGGGCGGATCACGCTCGGCACGGGGCATGCGAATCTGCGACTGGGCTACATACCGGCCGCGGACCACTATGACAACACTGGCACCGCAGCTGCTGTTGTTGCGGCAGGTGAGGACCGCTTCGGCCCTTGGGTTGCCGGTGCGGCGGTACCCGAGGTGTCTGAGGCGAAGATAGCCGAGCTGCGCCGGTCCCCGCTGTCCGGTGACTGGCGTCCCACGCCGAAGGGGTTGGAGCTGGTCGCCGCTTTGGCGGTGAACACGCCAGGGTTCCCGGTGGTGGGTCTCAGCGCCTCAGGCGAGGTGTTGTCTCTGGTCGCTGCCGGTATGGTGCTGCGCGATGAGGAACTTGCGGCGCTGAACGGTCCGGACTTGAGCCTTGAGCTGCCCGGCCCTGACGATGAGGCGCTGAAGGAACGCCTGGCACGTTTCCGGGCTAAAGCAGACAAGCTGACTAAGTTGTCGCGTTCGCGCAGACTCGAAGACATTCTGAGCAGGGGGGTTTGAGATGGGATGCAGCTCATGTGGCAAACGGGCTACTGCTGGCGTCACCTATCCGCGCAAGGTGACGTTGGCTGACGACTCCGAGGTGGAGGTCACCTCCGCATCCGATGAGCGTGCGCATCGCAGCCGTGTGCAGGAACGGATGCGTGCACGTGCCGCGGAACGCGGATATAGTGTGACGCGGCGGTGAGCACCGCTACTTGGGGTTGAGGTGTGGGGCCAGTTCTGCGGGAACTGGCCCCACGTGCATCTGCCAGAAGAGCACCACTGCTACCAGAGCGGCGAGGCACAGGATGGTGTGGCCGATGCTGGGCGTGTCAGGCGCTGAAAAGTGTGGCGTCGGATTCGTCTGGAGTCTCGGGCAGACTGTCTGCGGTGAGGTTGACGTGGTAGCCGACGCCTTTGAGCATCTGCAGCGCAGTTGCCAGGGTCAGCTTTTTACTTCGGCCGCGTTCGGTCCTTGACCATATCGTCGCCTCGACACCGCCTGTTTTGGCGGCTGCCGCCTGGGTCAAGCCCAAGTCTGCACGGCGCTGCGCGATGAGTGCGGGAAAGTTTGTTTCAGGGGTCAGTCGCTTCACGTCCCAAAGTTACCACACGCGTACTTAGTCCTGCACCTTGTAGACGAAGTACACCAAATCATCTATGCTGGCCACACATATCCACGGTGATGCGCTGTGAGCCTGCCGACACGAACCACACACCAAGTGTCGGAAGGAACACCAATGGCATTCACCCCGCCCGCGCGAGAAGCTTTCAAAGACTTCTCAGTCGCAGGGCTCACCGATATGGCAGGAGTCGCGTCGACAGAACTGTCCGCGCTGACAGCCTCCATGACAGATGACAGCGTCACCGAAGAGCAGCTCACCCGTGCGGAGGAACTACAGGGCTTCATTGCCTCCGTAGGCGTAGAACTGCAGGCACGCCACGACCGCGCTGCACGTGCAGCCGCAGCCTCAGTCATCCCCACACTTCCCACGTTCGAAACTCCGGCAGCGGAACCAGAGCCAGTGGTGGCAGCCGCTGAAGAGCCAGCCGCAGAGCCTGTAGCAGCCGCGGCAGACAGCGTGAAGGACGTAGCAGCAACCACACCGGCTGGCACCGGCGAAGTGGTCGAAGCAACCGTCACCGCATCAACAGCAGTAGCCAACGCGCCACGGCGTTCTGTGCAGATTGCCGACGCGGCACCATACTCGCCGGCAGCCGAGGTGCTCGACGGCGAAGCTGCGTACACGATTGTGGCCGCAGCCGACGTGTCCAGCTTCCCGATGGGTTCGGAACTGAGCTGGGAGTCGATCGGCAAGGCGTTCGAGGAACGGGTACGTCCACACGGTGGCATGACCAAGGGCCGTGTGACGGGACGCCACCAGGCGCCGCTGGCCACGATCAAGCGTAACTTCCCCGAAGGCCAGGTCGTCATGGAAGGCGACTCGCACCCGGGCGCCTTCGCGAAGCTGAAGAAGACATCCGACTCCGCCGGCCGTGAAGGTGCACTTGTCGCCGCGAACGGCTGGTGCGCGCCGTCTACACCGGACTACAGCATCTGCAACCCGATCACCACAGACGGTTTGCTGTCCATTCCGGAGATGGTGCTTCGCCGCGGCGGTCTGCTGCACAACCAGGGTTTGGACTTCGGTGACTTCTTCGGCAACGATTTCGTGTTGCCGATCCCGGGTTACAACATCCTCACCGAGGCCCAGGTCATCTCCGACACTGCCAAGACGTGTGTCGAAATTCCGTGTCCCGAGTTCGTCGACGACCGGCTCAACGTGGCGGCGCTGTGTCTGACGTCTTCGCTGCTGCAGAACCGTGGCTACCCCGAGTTCGTGTCGGAGTTCGTTCAGGGCGCGATCGCGGCGATGGCTCACCTGGTCAACCGTGAGGTTGTCAACGAAATCGAAACCGGCTCGACAGCTATCACACTGTCCACTGTGGACCCGTGGGTGACTGATGGCACGGTGTGGTCGCAGCTGATGGCCGCGATTGACATGGTGGCGAAGAACATCCGCTACATCTACCGCACGTCGCGGACGCAGACGGTGCAAATGGTGTTCCCGTACTGGGTGCAGTCGGCACTGCGTTCGGACTGGCTGCGCCGCAACGCGACGCACACCGAGGAACTTACTGACCAGATGATCTCGGCGGCGCTGGCCCGGCGCTACGTGACCGTCCAGTGGATCTACGACTGGCAGGACGCATTCGACCCGACCAACGGTGCCGGTGCGATCGACGTCAACCACCAGTTCGGCAACGGCGCCGGCCCGATCGCGGCAGCCATGTTCAACAACCCGACATCTGTGACGTTCCTGGCGTTCCTGCCGGGCACGTGGGTGCTGGGTCGTCAGGACGTCATCCGCCTCGACACGGTGTACGACAGCACGAACCTGCAGCAGAACCTTGTGACGCAGCTGTTCATGGAGGACGGCTTCCGGCCGATGCGCATGTGCCAGCACAGCTTCGCCTACACCATCAACATCTGTGCAAGCGGCTCCACTGGCGTACAGCGCGCTGTTGCCTGCGCGGACGTGACTCCGTAAGTGACGCAACAGGGGGCAGCTACTCGGCTGCCCCCTCGCCAAGTCGCTTAAGGAGGTGACACATGGTAGCGACAATCCCGGCAGTACCAGTTGCCAAACCCACCGCGTCCCTACCGCTTCGGTACGGCATCTTCGCCGCGGCTAACGGGCCGCTGGATCTGCCCGTGCATGGCCGCAACGGCGGTGTCCAATACCAGCTCGGACTGTGCGGTGAAGGTTTCGGCTACGAAGTCGAATGCATCGCCGACCAGAACAGCAAAGCAGCCGCATGGACAGAGAACGGCTTGGACACTGTCACAGGCCTGCCGTTCATCGTGTTCGCCACGATGCAGTGCGGCTCGCTGGGTTACACGTTCGAAGAGGAACGCGCCTTCGTCCTGGAACGCCTCAAAGGCGTCGAGCAGGCTGTCGTGGAGGAACTGTTTTCCACCTCGACACTGGGGCAGGGTCCAGGTCTTGTCACCGCTGACGGCATCACCACCGTCACCGGCGCCGGCGACACCGTGGGTGACGTGCTGTCCGAACTGGAACGGGCACGTTACTGCGGCTTCACCGGCAACCTGACCCAGTACGGACCTCCCGGCATTTTGCATGTGGCCATCCCGGTGTTCAACGAACTCAAGGTCGAACACCTCATCGAGTTCGACGGGACACGTTGGCGCACACCAATCGGCACAGTTGTGTCGACGGGCTGCTACGCCAACAATGATCCTGCCGGTGCCGCACCAGCTGACGGTGTCTTCTGGATGTACCTGACCGGGCAGACAACCGTGTGGCGCACCCCGGACTCGCAGGTTCAGATCGCGCCGGTGGAAGGTTCCCTGGACCGCGCCACAAACCAGTTCATGATGCTCGCCGAACGCGAGTACGTGGTCGCCTACGAATGTGGTGGCTTCGCCAAGTCGGTGATCCTGTGGACGTAGTGATCATCTCCCCCGAAAAGGGGCGGGTCAAGGAAATCGGCCAACGGCTTCTCTCGCTGGCTGACAGCCCATACCAGGTGCAGTGGGTGACGTGGCCGCAGGCCGGCTTCTCCATTCCACTGGAACTGTTCGCCAAATTCGACGCTGACGGTGAAGAACCTGAAGCAGCCGAAGAGGAGGCGCCGAAACGGCGCCGGCGCCGCAGCAAAGACAGCACGGACAACAACACTTCTGAGGAGGAGTAATGGTTGCACAGTGCCATAGCGTTGTCCGTGCCCCAGCGGCACGTGTCACACGGCTAGGGCCATGCGGTGAAATCCTGGAACAGGCCTGCGCCTACGCCACCACCGAATCGTTCGTCGACATCGTGTTGGCGAAGGTGTACCAGGAACGTCAGGACGCGTTGCAGACCAACGCCAACGGCGACATCTGCGTCGACAAGCCGAAAGCGCCGATTCTGCGCTGGTACGAGGTGACGATCACGTTTTGCAACGTGGACCCTGAACTGTTCAACATCGTGTCAGCAGAACCGCTGATCTTGGACGACAGTGTTGTCCCCGAAGCCGTGGGCTGGTGCACCTTGCCAGATTCGGCGGCAGCATCCAACTTCGCCCTCGACTTCTGGACAGGCACAGAAGACGAAGGCTGCGACGACGACGACACCATCTACGGCTACGGCATCCTGCCGCGGGTCGCCCAAGGCACCATCGGCGATGTCACCATCGCCAACGGGGTCATCAACTTCACCGTCACCGCCATCACCCGCCCCGGCAACCAGTGGGGCACCGGACCCTACAACGTCATCATCAACGAAACCGGTGTCAACGCCGGGCTGCCAGGTCCCCTGCTGCTGCCCATCAACCCCGCCGCGCACAAATGTTTCCAGTGGACGAAACTACCACCGCCGGAAGGTTTCTGCGGCTGCCAGTCTTTGGACCCTGATGATCTGATCTTCGCTGTGGCTCCGCTCCTGGGTGCTGCAGCTGTGCCGCGGGTGGCGACGTTCCCGTTGGACCCCAACGGCGACCCGCTGCTGCCCGGTGTCATCGACTGGGGCGACCTGACCGCGGACACGTTGGTCACTTCTGGCACCACCAGTAACCACACCTATGTCGCCGGCTCGTACACGGCCACCTACCGGTGGACCGGCGGATCCGGCACCACATACACCAGCGCTGTCATCACCGTTAGCTAAGGAGGCTTGCCATGGCAGGCGGTTCACTGACCATCACTGTCCCCACCTACGCAACCTTGCAAACCGTGGCACAACGTGTCGTGTGCTGGGCTGGCGGTGTGGCGGGCATCAACAACGTGCGCCAGATCCAAATCAAATCCACGTCCCCGGCAATCGTCATCCCGGAAGCGCTGTTTTCCATCGGCGCTTTGGCGCTGGAACCAGGTGGTGCGGATCTGCTGGCCGGCTACGTGCCAGGCACCCACATCACGTTCGCGGCGAACAACGGCACTGCGGCATTTCAGAATCCGAACACATGCGCGGCTTCGGCGGCGCAGCCGACCATCACCACAATTGCGATGAATGTAGGCGGCAACCCGCTGGCGATCACCTTGAACTACACCAACACAGCAGCGGGCACCGTGGACATCACCTGGGGCGATGGCACTTCCACTCTCGGCGCTGCCGAGTCGGGTGCGGCGGCGCACACATTCCCATACCGGTCAGGCGTCTTCACGGTGCGGGTGGCCGACGCTTCGGTGCCAACAACATTTGTGGAGACGCAGGTTTACGTACCGTAAAACGGGCGCCCAGGCACTTGCCCTGCCTGAGCGCCCCAATCCCCCCGGGAGGGGACTATGGCTGCCAATCCTATCAACGTGGTGAGCACCTTGGTTGCGGTGCAGTACGACGGCACTAATTCGGGGGACATCACCGCACTGGACCCAGGTTTCGACTTCAACAACGACACAGAGGTCGGTGGCGTCTGGTCCTTCCAGTCCCCGCCGGATGCCACCAGCTACACCATCAACACCGGCGACTGGATTCTGTACGCGCAGAACATGGTGATACTCAAAAATTCGAACAGCGAATTCGAGCTTCAATACACCTGTAACGCCTTGTGCCCCGACGTGGAGGCGCTGGCGGTGCCGCAGGTCCAGGCGATAGGTGTGGCGCCGGTGCCCACACTGCTGCTATCGGCTACGGCGAATGTCAATGTGACATTGCAGCCGGCTATGGCCGACGACACCTACACCGCGTATGCGCACAAGTTCGCCGGCATCTCGTTGACCGATCTGCAGATCAACTCTGTTACCGTAGTAGACGAGGACACGGTGACGGTAGCAGTCGAGAACGTGGGGCTGGCGACCATTGCCGGGGCGTCGGTTGCGGTACACGCCATAGCGTAACGGAAGGGGGCAGTGGTGGCTGTTGGTCCATGCGGTTGGACTGTCCCCGACCCGCTGTGCTGCGCGGAGGAATGGGCACTGGTCGCCCCAGCCATCCAGGCTGCTGCACGTGACTATGCGGCACTGATCCTGTGGGCTGCCACAGGGCGCCAATTCGGCCTGTGCGAGATCACTGTGCGCCCCTGCGGCATGAAACGATGCCCGGACGGTGGCGGAGAATTTTGGGGCTACGACTGGTCCGGTGGCACGTGGGTTCCCTACATTTTCAACGGGCAATGGTTCAACTGCGGCTGCGGAGCCGGGTGTTGCTGCGATCCCCGCTGCCAGGTGCGGCTGATGGGTCCGGTGGAGGAAGTTTCCGAGGTCACCATCGGCGGTGTCATCGTCAACCCGGCAACTTACCGTGTCGACGACAACCATTGGCTGGTCCGGACTGCCGGTGAATGCTGGCCGCGGTGCGCGGACTTGGACACCGACGACGGTGTCAACGTTTTCGAAGTCACCTATTTGCGCGGCACGCCGGTTCCTACTGCGCTGCTGACGGCTGCTTCCACGTTGGCATGTGAATGGGCTAAGGCGTGCACGGGTTCGGACACGTGCCGGCTGAGCAACCGTGTCACATCAATCATCCGGCAGGGCATCACCATTGACATGGTGGATCCGCAGGCGCTGCTGGAGTCGGGTTTGACTGGCCTGTGGGAGGTTGATGCGTTGATCACCGCTTTGAATCCGAACCGGCTGCCGCAGCGGCTGCGCATCTACGCGCCGGAACTCAACGTGCCCCGCATGACGACGTGGCCGTGACATGGCTGACACGACGATCCTTCCGATGGCTCAGGCGTTCCTGGACTGTCTGACCACAGAGCTTGCCCTGAATCCCAGCCCGCCGGCCAGTGCCTGTCTGCGTGCCGGGAACCTGACCATCCATGATGTTGATGCCCAGGCAAGTTTGGACAAGATGTGCTGCCCCGGGTTCAACTATGTGCGCATCGGCACCGTGTATCCGAGCACCGATTTTCCTGCCCCGGATCTGCGCAACGACAAGTGTCTGTCGCTGTCGCGAGCTGTGGAGTTCACCGCTGGGGTGGTGCGTTGTGTCCCCGGGATGGGGGCACCGGAGGGTCCTGACTGTGCGGACTGGACTGCAGTGGCCACTCGCGACGCCAATGACATTGATGCCTTGTTCAAGGCGGTGTGCTGTTTCACCGAGTCGACGGAGTTTAAGCGGATGAAGGGGCGCCGGTGGGCGGTGCAGACGTCTACTGTGGAGCAGACCGCGGACTGTATCGAGCGGATGCTGCTGTTGACCGTAGAAGTTCGCCGTTGCTGTTAACGTGGTCAGCATGAAGCCGAGCGTGGGCAGGATCGTGCACTACGTGTCCTATGGGACACCGGGTGGAGAGTATGGGTCTGAGTGCCGAGCTGCGGTCGTCACCGCTGTGTACGATGGGCCTGGAATGGGCAGCGTTTCCCTCGCGGTGCTCAACCCCGAGGGCATGTTCTTTGGGGGCATGGTGTCCCAGGATGAACAGCTCAAGCGTGGCGGCACCTGGCATTGGCCGGAGCGTGTGGAGTGACCGAAGAGGTCCGGGCCAACATGTCGTTTGGGACGCTGAAATGTGGTGACCGTTTGCAGGTGGACATCCACGACCCTGCGGTGGCAGGCTTGATCAAAGGTGGCTACCTGAAGATCACCTGGAGGGGGCACGGTGATACCAGAGAACTGGATGGTCCCGACGATCCTGCTGGGCCTGGCCACGACGCTGTTGATCATCTGGATTCCGGCGGTGCGGGAGAATCGGAAACGGAAGAAGATGTAGATGGCCAGGGTGAACATCGACCAGGGCAAGAAGGTGGCCACAGCTCATAGGCTCGCCCGTCCCCACCATCGCCGCACCGTGGACCTGATCATGTCCGGCGCCAAGCGGCTGGTGCCACGCGGGGACCACCGGTCAGGTTCCGGCGCGCGTAAGCCGGGGCAGTCGCTGTACGGATCCCTGCACACCAGGCCCAACAGCAGCGCCACCACACTGTCTGATCTGATCGGTTCGGACAAGCAGTACGCGGCATCGGAGCATCAGGGTTCAAAGTCGCATGACATTCCGCTGCACGGCGGCAAGATGCTCAAGTTCGAATGGGAACGTGGCAACATCGTGGTGCGTGCCCGTGGCCGCCGCGGCAGAGTCCGTGGCCGGGCTGGTCCTGCCGGGAACTTTTTCTTCTTCGTCAGGGTTCGTCATCCCGGCAACAAGCGGCCGGTGCGCTATCTGACGACACCGATGCACCTTTACGGGCGTCTACGCGGATATCGAACCATGTCGGCACGTGTCAACCGGACACGGCTGCCGTAACATAGGCGACATGGCAGACGAAGGTAACGCAGACGCATTCGAGTACACGGTCAAAGGTCGCGTCTGTGTCTTCAGGAAGATCTCGAAGTCTCAAATCATCATGCTGAAACGCTATATTGAGTCCCTGCAACTCAAGTCCGCGACAGCGCAAAAAGAAGAGGACCTCGACTCTCTGATCAAGCTGGCCGGCAAAATGAACGAAGCCACCTGGACCACCATCGAATCCCAATTCACCGACCCGCAAGATTTGGAATGGGTGCAGCTGGAAATCATCGCCGGGCGTCTCGAAGAGCAAGACCTGCTGCCGCTGCTGTCCAACGGTCACAAAGCAGCCGACACCCCAGACGACGATGCCGACCCCGCACCAGCGAAACGGTCGGGACGCAAGGCGCCAGCAGCCAAAAAAGCCGCGAAGAAAACGGCGCCGGCGCGACGTGCGACACGCTGATGTCCTCGCCCAAGTGCGGCCTGCACGAGTATCAGTCACGTGTCACCAGCGAAAATGGGCACTGCATTTGGACACTGCAGATCAATGGGTGGGGGCAGTGGGTTACGACCTGGACAGTCTTGCAGGAGTCTTTCCAGGATCTATCGGTGACAGTGACGTTGACGCCATGTATCACCTGGCAATGTCCGACCCTGACATTGACCGTCGCTGGCGCAACGCAGCTCGTGTCGGTGTTGGTCGCGGCAGCGGGAGGGATTGGTGGTGGAGCGTCAACCTCATCCGCAAGGCTCTCGGCGGATGGCCATACGTCAACGGGAAGCTGCTGCTAGCCGGAGTGTCCGCATCCAGGTTGCCGCTGCCCGACTGGCTTGACGCGTGCTACATGCTGATCTGGTCCGGGTGCGACGAAAAGGACCGCATCAAACTGGACCTGGAACTGTCCATGCCACCCGCGGGAACAGCGGTACGCCAGTCGAAGGCGGCCAAGGTGAAAATGGCGGAGAGCTTCGCCGCTGACTGACCACTGACTAAACTCAGTCGATCTCCTCTACTATGTTGTCATGACAGTTCTCGGAGAGGCGTTTATTGAGGTCCGCTCGGACCTTAAGCCGTTCATCCGAGACCTTGACAAAGAAGTCAAAGCCGCCGCTGAGCGGATGGAGAAGACCCTTCAAGCCTCGATATCCAACGGCATCTCAGGTGGTGCGGGGGGTAGGGACGGGGAGCGACTCGGCGAGGAGCTGGGCGACGGTGTCGGCCGCGGCATGAAGCGCCAGCTCGGCGACAAGGGCAAGCCGCCGTGGGTCCAGATCGCCGCCGCACTTGGTAGCGCATTGGACGACGGGCTGTCTGCACTGCCCGTCGAAGTCAAGGCTGGCATTGTCACGGGCATCGTCGCCGCGTTGCCGTTCCTGTCTGCCGCCATCGCAGGTGCCACCACAGCCGCCCTGGGTGCCGGCCTGGCAGGCTTGGGTACGCTACTGGCCTTCCAGTACACGCAGGTGGAAGAGGCCGGGCTGAAGCTGACCGACAAGCTGCGCGAGGAACTGGTGGGCGCTGCGCAGCCATTCGTCAACGTGCTGCGGTCCTCGTTTCAGTTCCTAGAGAACCGCATCGAAGGCCTTCGACCCCGGCTGGATCGGATATTCGCCACAGCGTCCACATTCGTGGGTCCGCTGATCGAAGGCCTCGCCGACGCGTTTGATTTCATCACCGAAAGTTTCGACAACATCGGCGATGACATGAAACCATTCGTCAAAGAACTAGCCAACGGATTCGCCATCATCGGCATAGCCATTGGCGACTCACTGGAAATCCTTGCCAGTACAGGAGAAGAAGGCGTCGAAGGCCTACGCGACCTGTTCTTCGCCGCGGGGCAGCTGATCGGCGGCTTCGCGCGTCTGGTACAGATCCTCACCGAGGTCTACGGTGTCGTCCGTGACATTTCCCTAGCAGTGCCGTATCTAGTTGGCCCGCTGGCATTTTTCTTCCAGGCCTCAGATGAAGCCGCCACCGGAGTGGACGAGTACGGCAACGCCACAGAGGGCTTGACGGAGAAAATTCTCGGCACGGTCAGTGCCACCGATCGGGAGACGAAGTCGCTCAAAGAGGCCGCTGCCGCAATGGACAAAGCCCGCGACTCCGCATTCGGGCTGATCGATGCCACATTGGACTATGAAGAAAGCATCGACGATCTATCGGACACACTGAAGGAGAACGGCAGAACATTCACCGCAGAGACGGAGAAGGGCCGCGAAAACATTCGAGCGTTGGGCGATGCGATCAAAGCTGCGCAGGCCGACTCGGAGAAACGTTACGCCGAAGGGAAGCTGAGCGCAGAGGAAGCAAATGCTTTGTACCGGCAGGAGGTTGATGAGATCCTGCGCATCGCCAAAGCCCACGGCATCTCCGAAGAAGCCATCCGCGGCGTGTACGACGAAGCCATCAAACTGGTCAACCTGCCGCAACCCGACACGGGGTGGCTCAACCAGATCGCCAGCGGCGCCAACCTGACCGCAGCGGCCCTTGAACGTGCCCTCAAGGCCGCGCAGAGACTCAACAGCGGAGCCGGCGGTGTCGGCGGTGGCCCGGGGCCAGGTGGCCACCTGGAGTTCGGCGACGGCGCTATCGTCCACGCTCCCGTGGAGGCGACAGTGGGTGACGGCGGTTCGGAGGTCATCATTCCGTTGACGAAACCGGCGCGCGCCGCGCAGCTGATGCAGATGTCCGGTCTGGACAGAATGTTGCAACCGGCCAACTCGATGGTTCAGGTGTTCATCGGCAACGAGCAGCTCGACCCGCACGTGATCCGGATCGTAGAAAGCAACAACACTGCGCTGGGCAACAGTCTGGCATTCGGGGCGAGGGGACTGTAATGCCCACCATCAACACCACAGTGTTCCTCAACGAAGCCTACGTGCTGGTGGAAGTCGACTGGACCGACTACCCCCAGGTGCTCTACGCGGGAGTGACGCGACGCAACACTGTCACCGGGGAGGTCGTCACCCTACGCCCCTACACCGCCTATGACAGCAACGGAAACCTGCTGCTGTCATGCGGTTTGGGCCTATGGTGGGACACCGAGCCGCCGTTGAACGTGCCACTGGAGTATTGCACCTTCGCGGCGCCGGTTGATACTTTGCTCACCCAAAACGACGACTTCGAAACAGCTTTGGCGCCGTGGGCAGGGTCCAACGGGGTCGCGGTGCGTTCAAACACATTCGCCCATCAGGGAACATGGTCTGCGGAGCTGACCCCCACCGGTGGCCTCACCAACGGGCAGATTTTCAACGGAACCGATACCGGCCCGTTCACTGTCGGGCAGCCGCTGATCATGCAGGGCTGGGCGATGTCGCCGCAGGGATGGAACTCTGTGGAGCTGCTGGCCGGCATCATCTACGACGACGGGGAGCAAACCTCCTTTTCCACCGAAACGGAAATCCTCGACGACGGCGAATGGAGATTCCTGCAAACCGAATTCACCCCCACCAAACCGGGTGTCATCGGCAGCATGACATTCATCATCTACGGTATCGTCCCCGCCACCACCATTTTCTACCTTGACCAGGTGGGCGTCTACCAGAAACAAGACGTTGGCGTCACCGCATGTGAGACAGTCACCGTCGCCTCTGAGGCGATTTGGCTGAAAAGCCCACTGTACCCATGCAGCGACGTGTCGCTGGGCCTGTGCAATCCGGCCATGGACTTCGACTGCGAGGAGGACAGCCGCGTCACCTACGTCGGTATGGCTGAGGACATTTTGAACGCCAACACGGTGCTGTCCGAACCGACCAACAGGGTGCATCCGATACCGGTGTCACGCACCCGTCGTGCCCCACGTTCCGAACTGCGTGTCCTGGCCCACGACTGTGATGCCCGCGACGCTGTACTGCTGGTCAACAATCCCGGCACACCGCTGCTTTTCCAGGCACCCGTCGACTACTGCATCCCTGACCGTTACATCAGCGTCGGCCCTGTCGCTGAAGCACGGTTCAGCGTGGACCAGCGCGACGATTTCAGGCTGATGCTGATGCCCTACGCGGTGGTGCAACGGCCTGAAGGGCCGGCCAACGGCATCTGCGGTGCCCGCATCGAAGACCTGTGCGACATCTACACCTCCTGGCAGGCAATGATTTTGGCAGGTTTGACCTACTACGATCTGCTACTCGGCCTGGCGTCAGACGACGGCCCGTTCAGCCCGCCGTTCGACGATCTGCGTATCTGGGATGAAGTGTTGACCGAGTTCGCGAACTGGACAGCTGTCGAAGCCGGTGGCACCCGCGACTGGGACGAACTTAGGAACGGTCTGTAATGCTGGCCGGGGGAACAGACACCCTGTACCGCGATGTCCTGGCCACAGGCATGCAACACTTTGTGCGTCTGGAAGTGTGGTCAGGACTTGGGTTGCCGCTGGAGGCGCTCATCCCGGCGCAGCGCAACGGGGAACCCGAAGGCGGTCTGTGTTTCTACAATGGCACCGTCAGTGCCACCTTGAATTCGCGGGTGACACGTGAGTTGCAATTTTCTGTGCCGTTCGACATGTACCCGACGTCGCCTTCGGATTTGCTGGCACCGTTCGGCAATGAGATCCGCGCGTTCCGCGGGATACGCCTAGGCGACGGTTCGGATGTGTATTCGTGGCCGGTGTTTCGTGGCCGTATCCGTCAGGTTCGCCAGTATTCGACGGGCAACGTGTCGTTGGTGTGCACTGACCGTGCCGCCGATGTGGTGGACCACGCTTTTGTGTCGCCGCAAAATTCGCAGCCGACACACACCGTGTTTGAGGAGTTTCAGCGACTGGTCGCCGACGCGGTTTCCGATGCGACGTTCGGTGCCAGTGACACGTTTTTGACCAGGGTCCAGCCGTTGTCGTGGGAATTTGACCGCGGTGCCGCGTTGGACGAGATGACCCGTGCGGTTGCCGCTGTCTGGTACACGCTGAGCAACGGCGATTTTGTGATGCGCCGGTATCCGTGGGTGGGGACCGTCCCACCGGTGTTGACGTTGACCGACGCCCCTGGTGGGACGATCAACTATTGGGAGGCTCTGCGTGACCGCAACGCGATCTACAACGTGGTGACGGTGACAGGCGAACGATTGACCGGCCAGGTCCCTGTGTTCGCCACGGCCTCAGACACCGATGCGGGTAGTCCCACCTATGTCGGTGGTGGTTTCGGTGTCAGAAGCTTCCTGGACCGGCTGCAGACACCTTCCACGCCGGGCGGTGCGACGGAGGCTGCGCAGCAGCGGCTGTCGGTGGCGATTGCCCCCATCGAAGCGTTCCAGATGCGCTGTGTACCCGATGCGTCGCTGGAACTGGGTGATGTGGTGGCTTTGGACATCAACGGCCGTGAAATGGTGCAGGTGGTGTCCGGTTTGAGCATGCCTCTAAGTGTGGATGGTGATATGTTCGTGTCAACTAGGTCGCTTGTGTCCAACCCGTTGGAGGTGTGAAGCTGATGCCGACCACCGTCAACTTCGCCCTGCCCTATCCGGGTGCACTTGATGAACCATGTGACTTCGCGCAGGACTGGTGCACGTTCACCGACGCTACCGGTGTCGTCATGGGCAGGTTCCAGGCGATCGCCGATCGGGTGTGGCCGGTGCAGCCGGTGGCGAAGCTGAGCCTGGTCACCACCACCACCATCCTCAGGGGCAGCATCGTCCCCTTCGACACAGTAGTGTTCGATAACGCTGAATATGTCGACTTTGATGTCAGCAACTCCACGATCACCGTGAAGCGAGCCGGCAGATTCATTGTCATCTTCAACGCGTTCATGCAAACCACATCCGTGGCCAACAGCCGCTTCATCACCGACTTCGGCCTTTTCCCCACCTCAGCCGACCAAAGCTACGAGCTGGACCTGGCCACATCCAGCGTCGCGTTCAGCTCCACGGCCCTATTCTCCAGCGTCCTGACCCCATTCGACGTCAACGTGATCCTTGACAGCACGGCCGCAGTTACCAACCTTGAAATTCAGCAGGCCTCACTTTCGGTGTTCTGGCACGCGGACAGGTCGGCGCCGTGAGCGTGGACTGTTTCACCTGCCCCGAACCGGCCAACTATGCGGCGATCGCCTTGCAGCTGCAGAAGACAGCGCTGGACGCAGAAAACTGCATCTACCCACTTGAGGCACAACTGCGCGCTGCCGCGAACCGGCCCACGATGGTAAACATCAGCTCCACAGCCCCATCGATCGCGCCGTCCACACGTACCAGATTCGCCGACTCGACCACTGTCACCTTCTCGAACTCGCCGGACCTGTCCGTGCAAAACGTTCTACCGGCAGGCATCTACGAGGCGGGGGTGTGGCTCAACGCGACAGCTTCCGGTGCCACCACCGACAACTCGTTCCGGCAAGTCGAAATTGTCACCAGGGGCCTCAACGACCCCAGCGTGATACCCGACGACTCCACCGTGGCCAACGTCATGTACGAGTCCAGTTCCGGCCTGGGCATGGACATGTTGTTGAACACCACCGTGTTTCTCGACGGCACGCAGCGGGTCCAATTCTATTTCACCCACAACAACGCCTCCAATATCATCATCGCGGCCGGGGCGATTTTCTGGATCACCAAAATTTCTGACTCAGCAATCCCGAGGGTGGTGATTTAGATGCCCGGCGCAACACCGATCTACGGATTTCCATACCCCTGCGTGACTGAGGCAGTCGACTTCGCCGACTTCGCCAACCTTGCCAACGCTATCGACGCCAAATTTTTGGAGCTGGACGCCGATGCAGATTTGGCTGTGGGCAGGTACAGCGCCAACTTTGACGTGGCTGCACAGGCTGGCATCGCCGCTGGCGTTGACACCGTCTTCACCAACCCCAATGCCACATATGTGATTCCCGCGGCTGGGATGTATCTGGTATTTGCCAACTACAACTTGCAGATAGCAACCACTATCACCAGCGGCAGGTTCCGGGTGCGCCTCAATGGTGTGCAAGTTTTCGGCCGCACGTTCAACT